CATACCAGAGACAGGGCAGATATTTGACATCAAGACTACTATCGACGCTTCGCCAAAGGGTTTTGCAGAACAGGTGGGTAAGTACGCTTATCATATACAAGCTGCTTTCTATTTGTATACTTGTAAACTGGCTGGCCTAGAGGCTAAAGAGTTCAGCTTCATTGCTATAGAAAAGACTGCCCCCTACGTGGCACACTTACACAAGGTATCACCTGAGTTGATGATGAAGTCTTTGGAGAAAGTAAAAGAAACACTGCTTACTGTTGCGGAAGCAAACCTAACTGGTGACTATACTACAGGTTGGGGTGACTACTCAACCCTAAAGGTCGGAGACTTCTAATACAATGAATGGCAAGAGCTATCGTGCAGCTAGAAAACAAGGGTATCGTAGTGGGCTTGAGGTTAAACTCGCAGAGTATCTAAAAGAGCAAGGCGTACTTGCCACATATGAGTCAATGAAAATTGAATGGGAGGACTTAGCATACCGCACCTACACACCAGACTTTGTACTACCTAACGGTATCATCATAGAGTCTAAGGGTTTGTTTACATCAGAGGACAGACGTAAGCATCAGCTTATAAAAAAACAACATCCCTCCCTTGACATTCGCTTTGTCTTCAGTAATAGTAGGAGCAAGTTAAGGAAAGGTTCAAAGAGTACCTATGCATCATGGTGTGATACAAAAGGTTTCTTGTACTACGATAGGATCGTTCCTCTACCGTGGCTGAAAGAAAAGGGCAAGGCTATGAAGCTAAAGCTAATCAGTTTCCCTTATGACAAGATAGTGAGAAAGTAAATGAAAGTATCTGATATTTTATCTGACCTAAAAGAAGAAGACTTTGTGATTCGTATCACGCCGTTTCATGAAGATGGTAACTGGGATGGTGATGTGACAGTGGGGCTGGTATCATCATCAGATAATCCTTTGAACGATGAGGACTTTGCATATCTTTCCCACTTGTGCAGCATGTTATGTTCTGTTATACCTGTCATTGAGGAAGATGAATACGTTAGGGATGCACTGCACCACTACGTACTACACAGACTGGATGATGAATTGCCTGAGAAAGAAGACGATGAACCTAAGTATACTTCCAATGGTAATGTCCTAACACTAACACTAACAACTAAGACAAGAGGTAATGCATGATGGCTAAATGGGTACTAGAACAAACTGTTGATGAAGATGTAGTCAACAATCCACCACAGTATAATTCTGGTGGTATTGAATGCATTGATGCAATGAGGGCTATGTCAGAAGGATCATACGTAGAGCCACATCATGCGTACTGCTGGCAGAATGCCTTCAAGTATATCTGGCGTTGGCCTTACAAGAATGGCGTAGAAGACTTGAAGAAAGCCCGTTGGTACATTGACCGACTAATCATAGAGCTTGAGCAAGATGATTGCTAGAGTTCTTATGTCCCTAGAAATAGATGAAGATGACTATCCTGTACCAGTGGATGGTAGTTTAGAAGAAGAGATTAATGAAGCCTTGTATGCATACATATATGACATAGATGGTATTACGATAAGCAAAATGAGGATCACAACAGATGAATAGTAACTACCTACCAACAGACTACCAGACATTCATTGCTACCAGCCGCTATGCACGGTGGCTAGACAGTGAAGGAAGGCGTGAGACATGGGGTGAGACAGTTGAACGATACCTAGATAATATTATCAAGCCTGTATTAGAAGATGATAATAGCAACGGACATAATGCTGAAGTTGACTTGATCCGTCATCACCTGTTGAGCCTACAAGTAATGCCATCCATGAGATCAATGATGACAGCAGGTAAGGCAGCAGAACGTGACAATACTTGTATGTATAACTGTAGTTATCTACCCGTAGATGACCCTAAGTCCTTCGATGAGGCTATGTTCATCTTGCTCTGTGGTACGGGGGTTGGTTTCAGTGTTGAGCGTCAGTTCATCAGTAAGCTCCCTGATATACCTACCCTTTTCGATAGCGATACTACAGTTGTCATCAAGGATAGTAAAGAAGGTTGGGCTAAAGGTCTGCGTCAAGTGTTGGCTCTCCTATGGGCTGGCGAAATCCCTAAGTGGGATGTTAGTAAGGTACGTGCTGCTGGTAAAAGACTCAAGACCTTTGGTGGTAGAGCTAGTGGCCCAGCACCACTGATCGACTTGTTTAATTTTACTGTCACTACATTCAAGGGCGCATCAGGACGTAAGCTGTCCAGCATTGAATGTCATGACTTGATGTGTAAGATTGGTGAGGTAGTAGTAGTAGGTGGTGTACGCCGTAGTGCTATGATTTCATTGAGTAATCTTAGTGATGATCGTATGCGTCATGCTAAGTCAGGTAACTGGTGGGACAATGCAGCCCATCGTGCGTTGGCTAATAACTCTGTATCATATTCAGAGAAGCCTGACAGCATTGCATTCATGCGTGAGTGGACTGCACTGATGGAAAGTGGGAGCGGGGAACGTGGTATATTTAATAGAGAAGCTTCGATTAAGCAAGCAGCAAAGAATGGAAGACGAGAGACTTGCTACGAGTTCGGAACAAACCCCTGTTCGGAAATCATCTTACGGCCTAACCAATTCTGTAATCTATCTGAGGTTGTCATCCGTGCTACAGATGGTCTGGAAGACATTGCACGTAAAGTCCGCATCGCTACTATCTTGGGTACAATCCAAAGCACCTACACCCACTTCCCCTATCTGCGTAAAGTGTGGAACACGAACACAGCCGCAGAGCGATTGCTTGGTGTGTCTCTCACGGGGATAATGGACAACTCACTAATGACAATGGCTAATAATGGACTATCTGATACATTGGAGTACTTAAAAGATGTTGCTGTTTCTACTAATGCTGAGTGGGCTGATCGCCTTGGTATACCTGTCGCAACTGCTATTACTTGCGTTAAGCCCAGCGGAACTGTCTCACAGTTGGTGGATAGTGCGTCTGGGATTCATGCTCGTCACTCTCCTTATTACATACGAACTGTTAGGGGCGATAACAAGGACCCTCTGACACAGTTCATGGTAGACCAAGGCATACCTAGTGAGGCTGACGTTATGAAGCCTGACCAGACTACAGTGTTCAGCTTCCCTATGAAGTCACCTGATGGTGCTATTCATACCGCTGACATGACTGCACTAGAGCAACTAGAGATGTGGCTGATGTATCAGCGTCACTGGTGTGAGCATAAGCCTAGCGTAACGATTAACGTCAAGGCAGACGAATGGTTTGAAGTGGGTGCATTTGTATACAAGCACTTCGATGAGATGTCTGGTGTATCGTTCCTGCCCTTCAATGAGCATACGTATCAGCAAGCACCCTATCAAGATGTAGATGTGACAAAATACCGCAACCTACTATCCCTCATGCCAAAGGCTATTGATTGGGGTAAGCTATCATCCTATGAAGAGACAGACAATACATCAGGTATGCAGACTATGGCATGTACTGGTGACGTATGTGAAATGGTGGACATAACTTAACTCTAGGAAGGAGTAATGAAATGTATGTATACTTAGTAGTACTAATGTTAAATGGATTATATTCAGTTCAAGCACCTAACATGGTTTTCCCAGATAAAGATACTTGTGAACTAGTAAGAACCACAAATACAAAGATGCTAAGAGACAAAAGCCCTACACCAAATGCAAAGTACTATGCTGTCTGTGTTAAAATACCAAAGGATATAGACGCATAGTGCTTGACACGTAGAAATACCTATGATACATTACAAAAACAGGAGGAGTACACACATGAAAATAACTATTGACAATGAAGAATACGAAGTAGACGGTGAAGATGAAGACATCAAACCTATCCTAGATGTACTTAGCTTAGGCAATAATACCTTGCAACTACTAGATCATATGCGTAACTGTGTGTCTAGTATTCAGCAAGTCAAAGTAAATGAAATGAAATCCAAAGTAACTGTTGAGGAATAATCACATGACCGCATATAGAAAACCATTCTCTCACAATCTGTACGGCAAGTATGATGGTGTAGCAAAAGAAACTTTAATCAAACACCTAGAGTATCATGGACATACTGTAGTAAATAGTGAGGAGTCTTACGATGCAGACGTAGTAACACAAGAGGGTGGTGAGACATACTTCAATGAGGCAGAGGTAAAGGCAGCATGGAAGGGTGATTGGCCTACGCACTGGACTGAGATACGTATACCAGAACGTAAGAAGAAACTATTAAGTAAGCACAAAGGCAATCTAAAGTTCTATGTATTTCGTGAGGACATGAAACAAGCATGGTGTATTGACAGCACACAGCTTACAGATGATAAACTAAAGGAAGCCAGAGGCAGAAACATAATGAAGGGTGAGCAATTCTATCACGTACCCTATGTGGAAGCACAACTAATTAACGTAAAAGAATTAGAGGTAGCGTAATGAAGATTATGACACGTAAATCTAGGGGGTTAGGCAAGTACGATGCACCCCTCAAGGTTCAATTCCAACAAGGCTACTCCGCATTCAAGCGGGGTGGTCAAGTCAACCCATTTAATGAGGATACTATGCAGTATCGTGAGTGGGATCGTGGGTATAATAAATCCTACGAAGATAATTTAACAAAGGTAATAAGGAATGAACAGCTTAGAGAAGGACGTAAAGAAATTCATGGAGGGCAAGTACAGCATGTCTGATTTTAATTCGTATCAAAGATCAGCAGCCAAGACAGCAGTTTATGATGATGCCTACAAAGTTATCTATCCTACAATGGGCCTTGCAAATGAAGCAGGGGAGGTTGTAGGAAAAGTTAAGAAGGTCTTACGTGATAAGGATGGGGTGTTTACATCTGAGGACAGGGATGCTATAGCTAAGGAGATTGGTGATGTACTGTGGTACTGTGCCGCACTAGCCACTGATCTTGAATTAACACTAGGTTATATAGCTAGTCAGAATGAGTTGAAGTTATCTAAGCGTAAAGCTAACGGTACTATTGGTGGTAGTGGTGACAATAGGTAAAAGAAAAGGGGGCTTAATTGCCCCCTCACTTTATTAGTTGAATGTATCGCCCTGTCCTAGAGCCTCATCCAAAGCCTTTAGCATTAGTAGATGACTACCATTCTTTATATCAAAGGGTTGTCTATCTTTTTCGGGTAGTTTAGATTGCATCAGTTCGTATTGATCTAACGCCCTAACCCTATCTTCTTCAGGCATTTTATTAAATGTTCTAGTTGCAAGTTCTTTAAACGTAGCCTTACCATCTGCGGCTAATTTTACATGTGCTTGCAAGTCTTGCATGTAACCTTTTATCATAGGTCTTACACGTCTATTAACGAACTGATCTACTGTGTTGTCTAGTTTGTATTTGCTATTAGCTGGCATAGCCATATACTCTTTACGTAACGTTGTTTCAAACTGCCTAACTGTATTTACTACTGTAGGTAAATTCTTACGCATTAGTTTATTGGCTTCGCTCCTAACTTTCTTAATAGGATCACGACTACCTATTTCCCAATCATTAAATCCTTTACGGATTAGGTATTCCGCAGATTCAGAGTTACCTGTATACCTAGTAAGACCTAATAAGCCACTACCTACTGCCCCTACTCTAGTCTTACCGCCCTCTGGATCAAACAAACCTTCACGTCTAGGCATATCTTCTATACTGCTAGGGTCTATTAAGTTCCCATACCTTTGGGAAAAAGAACGTTTTACATTAGATGTAAACGACTCACCAAAGTCCTTTAGTTCATAATCACCCGACCTATCTTCATATGTCATGGGCCTGTTACCCGATATACGCTGTGCCTCTATGACTTGGGCAATAGGTACACCCCAAGATGCCAAGTAGTTACCTACTGTAGCACCCAACAGTTTACCTAACTCATCATTGCCTTTAACATCCCCTGAGTCACTAATAATATCACCAATTTGATCTATAAATACATTGCTTGCACCCGTTCTCATAGAAGTGCCACCAAAAGTCTCTAGTATTTCATCTACTTTAGAACCTTGCCAATTATTATAAGTCCCTTGCAACTCTCCTGTATTTCCTAGTGTAGCAAGTTGTACTTGAGGTAAATACTTAGCGTTAGGCCCAAGTTGTTTTATTGCTTCGCCTATCCATAGCATCTGCCTCAACGGGAACTGTGGTGTAGTGTCCATTACACTACCATTACCAGTATTTAATTCTTTATATGAAGCAGGTGCAGAATCACTAGCTCTATACTGATAAGCTGCAGTAATAGCCATAAGACCTGTCATATTTCTTGTAATATTCTGTCTGTCTTTACGATCCATTGGCCCTTTTTTTAGTTTAAATATACGCTGTAGTGCTGGGTTAAATGCACCAGCAGA